TTGAGCTTCAAGTGTTGCATTAGGTGTAGTGATACAAAGAACATCAGACATATTAAACTTGATGCCTGTATCGAACTCTAATGTGTATTCCAAAAAAGGTGCAAAACCTAATTGCAAACCTTCTTTAACTACCTGTTGAACAACTTGAACAGGAGCTTTGACAATAATTGTTTTGTCATCAACACAATCCACTTGAGCAAGAATTGTTTGATTACTTCTAAAGCTAACTAATTTGTTTTTCATATTTTGGTCTCCGCAGATAAAACTCCGATTGTAATCCATCTTTTAGGAAATAACATTTCTCTGCCTTGAAAATCCTTCATATCATAATTGGGATCTTGTACCCAACCAACAACCTCAACTTGATTATCAAAATCACGAAGCACCAAGTCATACTTCTCAGCTCTTGGCATTTTATGTTCAATGGCAAGTTTTTTAGCAAGTTCACGCAGATTCATTTTGTTTCCTTAAAGTCATAAAAAAAGTCATTGTTGTTTCGTGCAGAGTGTTTACTAAATTGCTCTACTGAATACAACTTTGTTGCTATTTTAAAATCTGGCATTTTAAATTCAGGCACCGTCAAAGAAGAATCAAAGAATAATGTTTTATTATTTGGCTGTGCGGCGAATTGACCGTTATCCATTTTAATAAAATTATAACTCTTATGTTCTTCTACTGTTTCGGAAAATCCTGTATTTAAATAACCAGGGTCGTTTTGGCAAAAGTCAACTGTAAACATATATTGACCAAATTGCCACTTTCTATCTTTGTCTAAGAATTTACACTTCAACAAGCGAAGATTATCTTTTTCAATGATAGTAACATTATAACTCAAACAGTCCCATATTTGCAAGTAATCCAAAGGCAAAGTTGCATTTTTGAGGTCTGTTTGCCTTGATACAAACGCATGTATTGGAAGTTTATCATAAAGAGCACCGTAGTTTGGTAACAGCGCTTCTATACGAAAGGCTTGATTCTTAATACACTTCAATGTCATCCAAATACAAGGTTCTAATTCTCCATGACCTTTTTCAAAGTCATAGAGAAATTCCTTTTTAACAAAGCATTGAATTGGTGGCAAATTATGTACAAGAAATGCCATTTTATTTATTTTCCTTTGTTAAGTTTTTAATAACTACTGATTTACCCACTACTTCATAATCTAATTTATCACCAACATTCCAATCCAATTCTTTAACAAGTTCTTCTGGTAATTCTAAAATCGCATCACCAAAACAATCTATTGCTAATACTTTAGCTTCATAAATCTTTGACATGATTCACCTCTATTTCGCATTTGTTTAAAAATTTTAAACCTTCTTCACTTCTATAATGACTACGAAAATAAAACCTTTTAATGCCTGCTTGATGAATAAGTTTAGCACAATCTAGGCATGGTGCGTGAGTACAAATCATGTCAGCACCATCAGTAGAGTTGGTAGACCGTGCTACTTTGGCAATTGCATTTGTTTCTGCATGAAGAACTTCGGGTCTAGTTTTTAATATTTGACCACCATCTTCATGTTGTTCTATTAATTCTTCACAATTATTATCCCAACCGCTTGGCATTCCATTATAACCAATACCAATAATCGTGTTATCTTTTACAATCACACAACCAACTTGCAAGCGTTTAGCAGAAGATAACTGTGCATAAGCTTCTGCTGCCTTTAAGTGTGCTTGAATAAATTTTTCTTTCAATTTAAGAATACCAAGGGCACTTCAGCTTTTCTTAAAGAATTTGCGAAGATGAAGAAAGGAACAAATCTTTCATTTAGAAAACCAGGATACCTCCAAGGTAAAGGTTCTGATGTTATTTGTTGCGTAGGATAAGTCGATTTACAATTTGTCCAAACAAACTCCATAATTTGAAAATATTCATTTATCATTTTTTGATATAGGTCTTTACGCATGATGTAAACACCCTCGTAGTTAATGATGTTATAACCAGTAAACCACCACATATGTGGTGCATACAAAGGATTTACTTTTGTAATTCCTTCTTTAAATAAATCCCAATACTCTCTTGGTTGAGATTGTAAATATTGTTCTTCAATAGAAATATCTATTGTTCTAGGCCTAGAAATAATTAAATCAACAGAATCAAAAAGTCTTGATGCTGCTTCCCATTGAGCATCTGAAGTTAAAAACTTTACAGTTTCTTCATTTGCTGACATGGTTATTTTTTCATATGGATTTCTGTGAGCATCTAGTATATAAAGATAACGGCGATATGAATTAACTCCAACATAGTCTGGTCCATTTACTCCAAGATTTGCAGCGAAAACTTCCGTTGCTTGTTGACCCATAGCTCGAAGAAATTCTTGTTCAGAGATCATGCAATAATGATGTTTGTAATCTAAAATGCCATGATGAGTGACATTAACGAATTCTTTCCTGTCTACAGGAGGATGCCACTCATATGGACCGGTACCACCAGCATGACAAGGAGTTACCCAATTAGATTCATAATTGAAAGGAAATTCCTTATGAAGATGAACAAACATTCGAATGTTCTTCATCATTCTTCCTTAGGTACGTTCTTATTTTTCTTTTCGTGTTTGACTGGAATTGAAGCAAGAATTTCAGCTTCAATCATCGTTTTTTTAAACTCATTAGGATTGACACAGAATTTACCTGCCATCATCCGTTTGGTTGATTTGCTCAACCGAAAGTTTCTATCTCGCTTGTTCATAATATCTCCATGTAAAGCGGGGCAAAAGCCCCGCCGAGTTATGCAGCTTTCTTCTCTTGCAGAAGTTGCGGCTTAAACTCTTTAAGTTCATTACCAATTTCAATCTTGCGTGGTTTCTTGTGTTCAGGAATTACATTCTCTAAACCAATACGCAAAATTCCATCTTTAAATTCTGCACCTTTAACTTCTACAGTATCAGCAATAGTCAATTGTTTTGTAAATGACCGAGTGCCAATACCACGATGCAGATATGTCACTTCAACATCTTTTTCTTTTTTCTCACCTTTGATTGTCAATGTACCATCTTCTGCTGTAATTTCAATTTCTTCTTTACTGAATCCAGCAATAGCAAGCTCGACAACATAATGTGTGTCTTTTAGCTTGATGATATTGTGTGGTGGAAAAGATTGGGTTACTTTTGTTGCATTATCTACATTCAAAAGTCTTTCAACATCATCAAAGAAACGCTCAAAACCCAATGTTGTGTGAGCCAATGGCCCAAATGAAATATGACCGAGTGTCATGTTATTTCTCCTATTAAGCGAGTTAATCAAAATTGCGGCCCATTAGGCGCCGCACCATTATTTATACAACAATTTAATATTCGGATGTTTTTTTGCCAATGTTATATTTGGCAATTAAATCCCAATCATCCTTTTCTTTAAACGAAATAATCTTTATTTGGTGTAAAGGTGCTATATTATCTTCAATCAATCTACGATTCAATATCTTTACAAGACCCCATTCTTCTAATAAATTAGCAATTGCATTCCGTCTTTGTATATCATTCTCTGAAATATTGGATGGCTTACCATCTAGTGCAAATAGTTCTTTGAAGTGTACGATATAATACTTGCCTTGTTTATGTAAAATGTGGCAAGATTGATATAATACTTTTTCTTTCCGTGAAGAAACACCAATACGAGTAAGAGTTTCCCTCACCTTTAAAAAATCGTCTTGTTCGTTAAGGCTTACCTCAACAAATTGAGTCAAGTCAACCATATTACTTCCTTAATCCACCGGTATCGGTTTGTTCTTTTAGTTGTTGGATCTGGTCTTTGCTTAGTAAGCGGAGTGCCTCACGGGCCTTTGAATCGGAGAAACCATAGACTTGTTTTATACATTCCAAATCATCACTTTTCTCAGACTTAACCCACTTCGCAAAGGGCCTTTTTTGAGACCTGACGGTATTTAGTAAAAAGTCATTTTGCAACTTCTTATCCAGAAAATGGCGTCTGTTCATTTCATTTGCATACAGAACGCAATCTTTATGATAAGATAAAGAACGATTAATAATGAATGGATTGTATTCTTTTTCTGTCAGGTCGTCAACAATTAATTGTTTTTTACCTTGTAAAATCTCTTTGACAAAATCGAATGGGTTCATACAAACTCACAAGATACCATTAGTTCAGTCAGACAAGCCACCGTATTCACTTCTTGATCAGCAACAAACGCAGCCTTGTATTGATAGTCAGCAAGAATAATGACCGCCTGTGGAATTGATTGCGGTTTCATTACATCATAAAGAGAATCATAAATCTTACGATACAAAACCGTACTATCAATTTCGTGTGTTGCAACCCACCTACGAATAGAAGCAAAGTCTTTTGATGAAATAGATTTGGTTAGTTCATCAATAGATACATCAGCAATCTGTGTAAGAATACCTGTATCAATTTTACCAAACTGAGAATAACGCTGAAGTTCATTCAGCACACGGCGAAAATCTGGAAAATGTTTTTTGATTAACTCAGCAAGAACCTTGTCATCTGCGTCAACGGATTCACTTTGCAAAATTGTTTGAATTCGCTTGAAGAACGCCGCAGCCATCTTGGCCTTCTCACCATTCTTGAGGCCAAAGTCGATGACGGCACAACGACTATGAAGCGGATCTATAATGCGATTTTTGTAATTACAAGTAAATATGAAAGAACAATTACCTGCAAATTCTTCTATCGCATTACGGAGAGCCGGTTGAGTTGAGTT